GACCCCTGAGACAAAGAAAAGAAGAAAGGTAAATAGATGACGATACATAAAATACGAGCAGGAGAAAGCCAAGAAAATCCATCTGGTTCACCCAGAATAGTTACAGCATATACTGTAACAGGTAAGGAAGACTATGTAGATGGTTCAGGATATCCTGTAATTGAAATTGCAAACGACATGATGCCGTTAGCCGAAATAGAAGAGAGGACAGATACATACGCAGCCCGTGTTGTTGTAGGAAAAACTACGAAGCATTATATTAAGAAAGGTAAGCACGGGAGACTTTTTAATCCTATTGGACTAATGCAAAAAAAAGAATGCAACATGCTGGTAAAATGGAATGGACATTAAAGTCCGTTACTCCAAGGGCATTTAATTTTTATCTTAATTTTTTGAGAACTAAAAACGAAGCATACTTAAACAATGCGGAAAGGGAAGTATAATGAAAAAAGGTAAGATTACACAAACAGAAATCGCATGTATTAGAGGAATGTTAGCCAATGGTGTTGAAGTTGAAGCTATGGCTAAACAGCTAGATAGATCTCAAGAGGTAGTTCAAAAGTCACTAGACTCTATTAAAGCTGAAATTAGAAGAGATCAATTAATCATTAACAAATCTGCCAAGGGTCAAAAAGGGATTGCTGTTATGACCCCTGAAGCTTCGATGAGAATAGATGACAACAGAGAAAATCGTCAACCCGAAAGTCCTTCTAAAATTCAAAGGTCTATTCATACTATCCATGGCTAAAATACGATCTGACGATAGCAATTATCCATCCAGATATTCTCCTAACAAAGACGAAAACGGGATTGCCTGGGTGACGGACAGACAATATATCATAGAAGTCATATGTGAAAACAAAGCTGCCAAGGACAACAAAGAATTACCGGCAGCTTTTTACACCCTTCCCACATGGCAAAAATTCTATCAGTCTAATATTAACAACAGGGGCTTGGGAAGGCTGTTGCAGAAACATGGCTCTGCTAAGCTTATTGCTTTCTTAAGAGAAAATAAATACATCATAAGTCTTCGTCCGAAATGGGTCCATGACAAAATAGATAAATATATTTACAAGCCTGGTTCCAATTTAGTGCCTCCTACAAAACGTGAGTATAAAGAAATCAAGAAATTTGGGAGGGAACAAACTACCAAGTCTATTATTAGTAAATTAAAGGACTTAGAATGAACGATGATCTTATCAAAGAATATGGAGAAGTTATACATGACGCCTCCTATATTACAGACCACGAAGCAGATATTATATCTGTAGGACCTAAGCTTGACATTGCATTGGGAGGAGGCGTCCCGGAAGGGTCCTTGTTTATTATGACAGGACCTGAAAAGGTTGGTAAAACAGTCACGGCCCTAACCTTTTGCAGCAACGCTCAAAAGCAAAAAAGAAAAGTATATTATGGCAATATTGAAGGTCGTTTAAAGTCCAGGGATCTACACGGCATCACCGACTTAGACCAGGACAAAGCAGCTTTAACACTTATTGGATCTTCCCAAGGGAATATTTTATCTGCCGAAGGATATTTGGGTATTTTTGATCGTATAATTCATACAGAGCCCAATACGATCTGTGTAGTTGATTCTTTTTCTGCATTGTCTAGTGATGCAGAACTAAAGGGAGATCTAACAGACACCCAAGTAATGAGCGTACAAAAAACATTGTCCAAATGGTGCAGGAAGATTTCCAATGTCCTCCCTATTAACAAAGTTACCGTGGTGGGGATCACGCACTTGATGGCCAATGTCTCTTCCTTTGGAAGAGGTAAAAGTAAAGTAGAAAAATCTGGAAGTGCCTTAAAGTACCAAACAGATGTTAAACTTTATGCCACTCACTCACAACCCCTGATGCAGAATGATACTCAAATTGGTCAAACTATTCACTGGAAAATTGAAACTTCGGCTATTGGACCCCCTGGACAAAAGGTCGAGAGTCATATAAAATATGGAAGAGGCATTTGGAAAGAGATGGAACTTGCGGACCTGATGGTTGACTTTGGCATTGCTTCTAAAGCTGGAGCATGGATCAAATTACCTAACGGAGAAAAAGTTCAGGGCAAAAACAATCTAGCAAAATTCTTAGAAGAAAACCCTGATCAATACGCAGAGTTTGAAAAAGAAGTTTTTGACACGGTTGGAATAGAAAAATGAAAGTAGTAGACCTAGACGGCACTGTCAGTCACTGGAAATTAACTGGCGAGGTTGTGCGGGGACGGGACACGAGGAAAAGATCTCAACTTCATCTTAAGGCACGGGCTCTTTTAAAAGAATTATACCCTGCACTCCAAATTATAGAAGAAATTCCTATTCAATTAAAAAGAAGTCAACGTGCTTCCTTAGATTTTTATATTAATACAATTAAAACCGTTATAGAAGTACATGGAGAGCAGCATTATAAGTTCAACACACTGTACCATAACTCCAGACAGGATTTTATTAATCAGAAGAAAAGAGATAATGATTTAAAAGAATGGTGTGAAATTAATAACATGACTTATGTGGAACTACCCTTCGATGAAGGTGAGGAACAATGGAAAAATCGGATTATGCATCAGAACGATTAGAAAAAGTTGATGCTGTATTGGATGAATATGAGGAGGGGATTGGACTTCCTAAATTTAACCCTATCTTTCATGAGGGTAGTGCAAAAAAGTATTTGCAGCTATCCCGAACACAGATAGAAAAGCTGAGCCCTAATGAATGTGCAGAAGCTTGTATTTTATTAACTGCTCTTGCTTTTCACATTCAAAGGTCGTATAATAGAGAGATAGCACGAGTTAACTGGGCTGCCCAAACACTAAAAACTACTATCGCTGGGCGTGAGCAAGCGTACAAAGGTTCCTGGGAAAGCCAATTTAACCAAGCTGTAAAAGAGGATGGGTATACTTCAAAGATTGACGATATCAAAAGGTATGCTCAACAGAGGGCAGATAGATTAACTTATTTATCTTCTTCTATAAAAAACATGAGTGATCTTTATTTAAACATTCAGAAAACTAAGGTGTTTAATAATGAGTAAAAGAAAAGAACTGGTAGATCTTCTAGATTCATTATCTGATGATGAAGTAGAAGCCTTTGAAGGACTATTAAAAAAGGCTATAAAATCCCCCCCTAAAAAAAGAAGGAGAGGTCGCGGACGCCGAAAGAAGAAAGTGCAGGAAGCCCCTCCAAAAGAAGAAAATGATTTTCTAGACGGTATTAAATTGAGTGCGGCTGAAAAGTCTGAGCTAAAAGAAGCTCAAAAATCTGATAAAGAAATGGGAGTCTATAGACCTAAACAAAAAATGCCAAGCCGTACTAGAAACGTAAAAGTAGAAGCTACCTGTAGGGTGTGTGGAAAAACACAGCAGGTATCCCCCCTTGTAATCCCTCCCGAAAGGGATAGATTTAAATGCAACGACTGTGCATATAAATCAGGTTAAAAGTGGTCACTAGACCTAATTGCTGAAAAATTTTTTTTAAAGGAAATGCAATGAAGAAAGAAATATTTAGTTACGTAACTTTCTGTAGTATGCTGTTAGCGATGGCTGTGGTAGGATATTATTTGGGAATAAAAGATGGAGAAGAGAAAGCTGTACACACCAAATCCGAAATTTCTGCCATCTATAGCTTGCTAGAAGGCATGTCTATTGGTATTAGAACCAATATGAACTTGGCTGCCCAAACAGCCCATTATATTAAACATAGCCCTCCTCCTGCTCAGGGAGGGTTCACGGTGGCAGAATGTGCAGAATGTTTGAAGGTTTATGAACTGTATGTAAAGAGAATGCCAAAACAACCGGGATACAACGGCTGGTATTTTGAAGAATTTTACAAAAAGCCTATCGAGCAACGAGTTGAGGAGTATAATAAGAAATAGCCGGTTTGGTCAGCGGCTTTAGGATGCAGGAGGTTTCGGGTTCCCCTCACTGTACTGATCAATGCTTCTAAAACCCGTTTTTGGAGATTTAAATGATTCTATCAGATGCACCTGCTGAACGAGCAATCCTTTCTGGGATCTGTCGATATGGCTCAGATGCATACTATGAAGTAGCATCATTGCTAACCCCACAGTCTTTTACAATAGAATCAAATCAAATAATATATGGATGTTTAACACACGTACTCGAAGCCGATTCAACGAAAGAGATTGATCTTCCTACAATTTTGTCTGCTTCAAAAGAGATTGGTGTTGATACTTTTTTAAGTGCAAAAGAAGAGGTACAACATCTATCTGCTATTATGAAGTTCCCCGTACAACTTTCCAATGTAAGAAAGTTTGCGATTAAGATTAGAAAAATACAAATAGCACGAGGTATGTATGATAAACTAGAAGAAACAAAAGAACGGTATCTCCAACTAAAAGGAGATGAGCCTATCGGAGAAATTTTAGGCATTGCCGAAGAGTCCATCTTTGATTTTATACAAGAGCTAAACGAAAATGATGACTCTCCTAAAAAAGTTTTTGCCGATGCTGAAGAAAGGCTAGAAGAATTAGCAAAAGACCCTGTCGATATAGTAGGAATTCCTACTGGTTTTCGACTCTATGATTATGCGATTGGCGGCGGACTCAGAAGAGGCACGGTTAATGTTATTGGAGCGAGACCTAAAACTGGTAAAACTTTATTTGCTGAAAACGCTGGTATTTATATGGCCAAGCAGGGAGTTCCGGTTTTAAATCTAGACACTGAAATGACCAAGCAAGATCATCAAGATCGTGGGATGGCAATGCTTACTGACATTGGTATCAATGAAATTGAGACGGGACAATTTGTTAACAATAATTATAAACATGAAAAACTACTTAAAACAGTCAAAAAAGTTAAAGACATTCCTTACTACCACATATCTATTGGGGGAGTTCCTTTAGCTGAGCAGCTTTCTATTATTAGAAGGTGGATTGCCAAAGAAGTAGGGATAAATGATGAAGGTAAAGCTAAAAACTGTGTAATCATATACGATTATTTAAAGATCATGGACTCAGCAGAAATTAAAGGAGATATGAAAGAGTATCAAGTACTTGGTTTTATGATGACCTCTTTGCATAATTTTGCTATCAAGTTTGGGATTCCTGTTTTGGCCTTTGTACAATTAAATAGAGATGGTATTACCAAAGAGTCAACAGACACGGCTAGTGGGTCGGATAGGATCATCTGGCTTTGCAGCAACTTTACCATTTATAAACGGAAGTCGGACGAAGAAATCGCCAAGGATGGTCCAGAAAATGGCAATAGAAAGCTAGTTCCAGTTATATCTAGACATGGGGAAGGATTAGAGCCCACGGACTATATTAATATCAATATGATAGGTAAGTATGCGAAATTAATAGAAGGCAAGACTGCCAAAGAACTAGAGAGTGGCGGCAGTATTATCGAAGACGAAGATCAAGAAGAGAGTATAATATATAATGAAGACATTCCCTTCGTATAAATATGACGATCAAAGCAAGCTTAATCATCTTAGCAGAATAGCCGTAGAATACCTCGATCAAATATATGACTATTTCGGTGTTGAATATTCTTACAAAAACAATATAGTAGTTAAATCAGCATGTTTTATTCATGGGGGAGATAACGATACCGCACTTAATGTATATCCCAATGGAGATTTTTGTGTACATTACAAATGTAGGACTCACCAATGCGAAGATCATTTTGGAACTTCGTTTATCAGTTTGATTAGAGGTGCCCTGTCTCGTTTTAAATATAAGTGGAAAAAGAATGGGGATCGGGAGGCATCCTTTAACGAAGCTGTAGAGTTTTTGTTAAATTTTACCAAGCAAAACTTTGACTCTTTGGAAAAAAATAATATTTCTGGGGTGGAAAAGCTGAAGTTTTGTGGTATGATTAATAAGTTCGAGAAGCCTGATGTTAGCGTTAGCAAACGCATCACAAGAGACTTTTATAGGACTAATGTTGAAATTCCTTCACATTATTATTTAAAGAGAGGTTATTCAATAGAGGTCTTAGATCAGTATGATGTTGGCACCTGTAAGAAAGTTGGAAAATTCCTTTACAATCGAGCAGTAGTTCCAATATATGATGAAAACTATGAATACATCTTGGGCTTTACCGGACGCAGCATTTTTCTAGAGTGTGAAAAGTGCAAAAACTACCATAACCCAGATAAGGAGTGTTCTATTTTTCCCAAATGGAAACATACCGCTGGGTTCAACAAACAAAACTGCTTGTATAATTATTGGTATGCAAAGCAGTCTATTTTAGAATCGAATGTTATCATCCTTGTAGAATCGCCCGGAAATGTATGGAGGTTAGAAGAAGCTGGCATTCATAACTCAGTGGCTATTTTTGGAACAGTATTAAATGACAATCAAAAGAAGTTGATCGATGAGTCAGGAGCAATGTCAATTGTATGCTTACTGGACAATGACGAAGCCGGTCGGAAAGGAATGCAAAAAATACAAGAACAATGCTCCAAAATGTATCGGCTTTATTTCCCTAATATTGATACTAATGATGTTGGTGATATGAAAATTGATAAAGTTACCTCGGATATTAAACCCTTAATTACTAAAGTTGAAGGAGTCTATAATGGCTAAGCAAACTACACCAGAAGTCGCCGCCGAACCCGCTGGCATTCCGTTTGAACAATTTACTATTGATGCTGTCAACACCCACTTTGCTGCTCAAAAAAGTCGTGCCGTTGCTAATTTAAATAATTATATTTTTAAGTCAGCTGGTATTCCTGAGCATCCTGACGCTGTAGGAGAAGTTATTAAACTGATTGAAGATGTAGCCCATGCAGATGGATGCCTCAATACAGTCGCCACGTTGTTTAATCCAGGAGCGTAGAATGACTCAAATCATAGGATTTGCCGGTAAAAAGCAAAGTGGTAAAAACACAGCGTGTAACTTTGTATTAGCTGTAAAGCTGGCGCAGGCAGGTATTTGTAAAACTTCACGTCTTACTGAAGACGGAGCAATCGAGGTGACAGATATCTTAGGAGACAAGCCTGCGGATATGGAATGGATTCCTTTCAAAGAACCGCATGTTGATGTAGAAAGTCTTTTTGAAAAGGAACTTAAAGACTATATTCAACTCTATGCATTGGCAGATTCTTTAAAGCAAATGGCCATTGATATCTTAGGCCTTAAACCTCAACAGGTTTTTGGCACAGATAAACAAAAAAATAGCTTAACCAATATCTTATGGGAAGATATGCCAGGAAAGGAAGCTCAAGGTCATGCGCCGGGCAAGATGACAGCTAGAGAAGTCCTCCAATATGTAGGAACCGATTTTTTTCGTAAGTTTTATCCCAATGTTTGGCTTGATAGCTGCCTGCGTAAAATAGAAGAGGAATCTCCTGAAATTGCTTTAGTATCAGACGTAAGATTTGAAAACGAGATAAAGGGAATTCAAAAAAAGGATGGTTTTGTAGTAGGACTCAAGCGTGACCCTTACAAAAAAGGAGACAAGCACGCTAGTGAAGTAGCAATTGAAAAATGTTTTGATCTGTGTGATGCTGTTGTTGATAATAGTAATTTAACCATTCCAGAACAAAATGAACAAATTTATAATGCTCTTACAGGAGTTTCTCAAATATCTCATAGTCAAATTTTTCCATTTGTCACAGAGGAGGAAATAGTGAATGAGTAAATCTGAACAGACATTAATTGTAGATTGCGACGGCGTCATTGCCGATAAGTCAACCCTTGGAGATTACGGTAACGCCGGGCCGCTCCCTTTTGGTATTGAACAGGTTAACAAACTGCACGATATGGGCTACATCATTGTACTTTATACAGCTCGATACGGAGATCGAGAAAGTGGAAATATCCATAAACAATATGAAAGAGGATATAGAGAATGGACTGATT